ATAAACAAGATCTGCCAGTTCCTTTAGTTCATTTTCGTACGGTTCATTCTCAACCGCATCCAGAAACTCTTTGCATTCTTCAGCGATCAAATCCCGTTGCATAGTCCGGTTGTCCGTCGCGTTCGGGATCCCATACGCTGACCGGAATTCGATTGCTTGATCGCTCAGACTTTTCGATCTGCAATGTGCAGTGGTGGAGTTCATTTTCAAGATAGTGGATAGCCTTCTTAAGGTCTTGAGTCTTTGTGTTATTACTTTTGAAACCGGCTCTGCAAATATATTTAATAGCATTGCCAAGGTGGTAGTTGAGGTCTTGGTCTCTAATGAAATCCCATACTTCTATTTGACCTCGGGTGTAGTGGGTGGGTGATTCGGCCATTGTTTGATCAGATTAGTAACAGTATTAGATAGAACGAAGTTCTGCTTTTGAAGAGCAAGAAAGACCGTGATTAGATCTTTCTTATCTGCTTCAGGAAGTAGATCCTCTATCCTTCTCATCTTGAACTGTTGCTCCATCGTCAACTCTGTAACCGGGGGTGGGGGTCCAAGGAATGACTTGTCTGTTGATTGGGTCATAGTCTTCACAGGTAAGGATTCTTGCTAGACGTGCGTTCATCAATGCAGCGTCTTCATCAAGCTCCTTATTTGCAAAGGCTTTCACAACTGTCTCCCAGCTGTAACCATCTTCGTCAAACAAAGCGACTGCACGTTTGACACCGATACCAGGGACACCGCTGTAACCATCTGTTTGATCACCAGCCAGTGTCTGAATCAAGTGCCACTTAGCACCCTCCTCAGGTGTGATGTGGAGTGTCTCGTCTAGGTTGTAGACACGGCCTGGGATCTGACGCATGTCTTTGTCTGGACTGACAATGATGTTGCCAGGATTTGCAGTAGCGTAGATACCCATGGCATCATCAGCTTCAAGCTCAGGCATCCTGATAACTTCATAGTCATTTGCAAGTTCTGTAATTACGCGCCTGTATCCACAGGGCTTTTTACGATTCCGATGACCCTTGTAATCGGGAAAAATTTTCTTCCTAAAATTCTTAGAGTCACTGAAAAACAAGATAAGTTCAGGCGTATCCCACAAGAACTCATTCTTGATTTTATTTAGTTCTTTTAGAACATTGTTGTACGCATCGCTAAATTTACTGGTGACAAGGATGACATCATCACCCCAGTCGATCTCCGTTTCAGCGGCAGCGCAGGATTTATAGACAATAAAGTCTGCATCTACCAGCAGTTTCATTTACCCTGACCCACGTGAGTGAGTTGTTTAGACCAAAAATTTTCGAGCCCTGGTGGACAATGTGGTGGAGAGTTGGGTGCTGTCGTGAGTTGTTTCCATCTAATTCTCCAGTCCATGATGTCGCCGTAAGGAATGACAAGAACAGGGTAGATAGGAAGTTCTACATTGGAAGCGGTAGGAGTCTTCCAAGAATAAACACCTTTTCTACATTGATGATATTGGGCGAGTTTAACGTCAATCTCTACGAGTTGATCTTCAATTTTTAAAACAATGTCAGTCTTGCCATCGCATCCAGCGTTTCGGAAAACATCAGCTCCCTTCCATTCTGCGATAAGACAAACATAAAGTTCAGCAATATCACCCCTACGGTTAGTACTTAGCTCAGTGCGTAGCCGCCCAAGACTCTCCTTCGCTGGTTTCAGCTTCGATTGGGACTCTGAGGTTGTAGTATTCTCCAGCAGCGATTGCTGAGTATACCAAGGATGTTGATAAGTCTTCGGCGTGCTCTCTTGCACACTCGAATTGTAATTCGTCATGTATAAATGCTAGTTGTGATGCACACAACTTCGTTTGGTGGATAGTTTCGTCGTTGATAACAAGCCAACGCTTTGCAATTACACCGGCTCCTGACTGGAGCAGGTAGTTAAGGGCTTTGTGAGGACTATCTAGATTGATCTTCCGACCATCAATAGATTTTACAAAGCCACGTTTAGAAGCAATGTCAATGGCTTCCAATAGTTCAGCCATGCCAGGAATAGCAGCAACAAAGGCTTCTCTAATCTCTGCTCCTTTCTTCTTTGCCTTAGCTGATGAAAGTTGTGGGTCATAGCTGTGCCCGATCTTTTCGTTACCAGCTCCATAGCACCAGGCATAGGTGATGGTTTTGATCTGCCTACGAGAGACACCTACTTTGTCAGCATTAACTTGATGGATGTCACCATTCAAGAGAACATCTGCAAAATGTGTGTCCCATTTAGATAAGTAATGCCCAAGCATTCTTAACTCAATACCACTAAGGTCAGCACCAACCATCACCTGTCCAGGTGTAGCGGTAAATAAAGCTCTGAACTCAAGATCACTAGGGACTTGCGCTAAGTTTGGCTTACGATGTGCACAACGATGTGTCGCTGTAGCAACCGAACAATGGTGGTGAATACGATTATGTTTCGTGGATAGTTTCAGCCATGCGTTCATGCCGTTCGACAGCATCCCAAGCATTTTCGTTACCGTCAAACATCTCGCAAACATCGTAGAAATCTCTGACCCAATCTCGGTCAGAATAACTTCGTCCACGATGGGCTTCCCAGTAGCTGTCATCTGGGTTGGCTTCCAACCATAGTACGTTTGCAATATCCATGAGATGTGATCGCGAGAGGTAGGGTTTAGTTCTTTGAGTCGGGTGAAGGGTGCACCTTCGATGTAGCCGCTAGTTTTGTTATTTCGTTTTGGAGTGAATTCACTTCCTGCGACGTAAGGGTGTCGCGTGCGAAGTACTTCTTCAAGATCTTGAAGTTCTTGTTGGAGAGACGATGCAAGTTGCCATGCAGACCGCTCATCGAAATACCATCCATGTTGTTCTTGCGTAGCTAGTATTTGTGCAACCTTGTGCTCTAACGCGACCCACTCAGGTAGGGGTGGAAGTGTTCGCATAGTTTGCGTGTAACGTTTACGTCTTGTATGCAGTATTCCTGCATTTCTTGTGACCACTCTTTCCAATCAGTGGTCTTACTGAAACATCCTTTGTATTCACCTAAGCGGTATCCCCAGGCTTCAAGAGAATGCCTTCCACGTAATTGCAATGAGTGACGTGGATCGTTCTTTTTTGAATCTACTTTAAGAAGGTCCGTGTGATATAGCCGCGACAAAAGTAAGGTGTCAACGACCAATGCTTTGCATTTAAACCACGGGTAAATTTTTTCAATAACTGGAATGTCATACGAAATAACATTGTGACCGCAGATAATGTCTGCTTCTTCAAGCAGTTGTATTCCGCGAACGATCGGCTCTTCAGAACCCTCGTCGTTAAATACATACGTCTCATTAACCTCCGAGTCATAAATGACCAAACAGTGAATACGGGTAACATCATTTAGAAGACCGTCCGTCTCCAGATCGAATACCAGCATGTTTCCAAACGTAAGTTTTGTCGATAAATTGTGCTTTCTTGATCATCTCCTCAGTAGGAGGATTAGGTGGCGTCAAAATCGCCTGCTGATGAGGAGATTCAAAAATCTGTTGACGGGTTGAATTGTTTTGATTCATAGAATTTGCACTTTTCTTTGTCGTATTTCAGCTGACACGCGATGCCAGTTTCCCCAGTAAAGCGATTCTTG